CTAACGAAAAGGGATACATGGTTAAACAAGATCCAGTAACTAAGAAAGTTGTTGCAACCGCTTCCGAGCAAGAAATGACTGAAGATGAAACTGACGATGTAACAGACCAAAATGCTTTAGGTGCAGATGCATTACAAAGTTTAACTGGCCAAGAGGCTCCTCATGATGCGAATGATATGGCCCCTGATGGAATGGATGATGATTCCGATGACAATAGAAAAATGATGGGCATGTCTGAAGAGGAAAACAAACCGAATCCATGGGCAATATGTCATGCACAGGTTGGTCCAAAGAAAACAAGAAAATTTGAAAGATGCGTAAAATCAGTAAAAAAACAATTGGAAGAAGGAAAAAATCCTGTATCTTTGTTTATTGAATCTCAAATTTTAAAGATCGTGGAAAAAAACCTACCTCCAAGAATTACCAAAGGGGACTTGTTGAAATATCTTGCAGAAGCTTCTCCTTTGACGGCTCCTGTAAAACCAACAACAAAACCTGATACCAAACCAAGAACTAGACCTTCTCACCCCGGTAAAAATCCAAGGCCTGGAGAACAAATAGATCCTAAAGCTGGCACGGAACCAACTACCGCACCAACTAAACCAATTACAAAACCTGATACCAAACCAAGAACAAGACCGGCACACCCTGGAAAAAATCCACGACCTGGTGAACAAATAGATCCAAAAGCGGGAAGAATATCTCCTGAAGTTGCAAAAAAAGAAGTAATTGATGTTATCTTAAATTTATTGAAATAAGAAAATGGCGAAGATTAAAGAACAGATAAATTACGGGGACAGACCCGAAAGAATGGACCCAAGATTGGAACGTAAATTGGGTAGCCCTGAAAGTTTGTACGCAAAAAATCCTGCATTAAGAAAAGGAGTCGCGGATGTTGAAAGATTGGTAAGTTCAAGATTTGGTAAAGTCGCTGATAAACTGAAACAAGTTACAGGAATCCAAGACATCAGTTCTGAGCAAGTACAAAGAATGATGATCCAAGAAATGATGAGTAAGGTTCCACCAATCACAAGAATTGAAGGTAGACATCGAGAGGAATTGGAACAACTTGCAATAGAGGCATGTTTAGAAGAAACACAAGTTCCTTCTGACTGGTTTACTATTGAGGCGTTGTTGAATAGAGCTCCTATCAATATTTCAGATTTCAGAATGCAAGCCACCAAACCGAAGAAAAAGGAAGATGAGGATTCACCTGAAATTCCTTCTTTTGACGTTGAAGATTTGACAGATGAAGAATTGATGGAGTTGGAAATTCATAAAAGAAATATGATCAACGCTCTTGTTCAAGGAGCTGCAAAAAAAGGTCATTATATTTTTCAAAAACCTGAAATTAAACAAAGGTTAGATGCAATCGATCCACAACTATATCCCGCCTATTTGAGTGTTATGGCAATAAATGATTTCATGTATTTCTCAATGGAACAAATGATTGAAATGATGTCACAGACTGGAAACGGGGTTGCAGGAAAAGTTAAGATTGTTAATAAAGATCCCGATGATGAAGAAGAAGGGGATGAGGGTGAAGATACTCCTGACACTAAGATTGTTGCAGAAGGTTTGATTTTCCCGATTGTTTGTCATGAAATTATAAAAGGTATTGAGGAATCAATCGCAAGACATGGATTACCTGAAGACCCTGTTATGTCCCAACAAGTTAGATCATTCACAGATGTATTGTCAAATGAACCAATGCAACTTCGAATTGGACCTGAGATTGTTGAAAAAATCAGATTCGCGTTACCAGATGAAATGTTCGATGATGAAAACAAAGGATTAGTTCCGTGGTTTTATACTATTCTTTACAAGACACCTGCAAAAGAATTTTTAGATATAATCGGAGACGCCATTTCTGAAGATCAATCGAAGGTAAATAGAGCGACTTCAAAATTCAAAGAAATCATGAAACAAGCTCAGAAATCAAAAACTGAGTATGATGATTTCAAAGGGGAAGAGGGATCCGATGATGAGGATGATGATTATGATCAGCTTTACAGAGATTTGGGTATCCCAAGACCATAATCAGAATATGATTAAATCTTGTGAATAAAGAACAACTAATAATAGAATACACGAAGTGCATGAGGAATACTCCTTATGCACTTCGCACTTATTTACAGACATACGACAACACAGTATCAAAGTATGTCCCCTTAGAACTTTTTCCCGATCAGGTATCTCTACTCGAGGACTACGAGAAATACAACGAAAACATAGCCTTAAAATATAGACAAGCTGGTGTATCTACAGTCACCGCAGCTTGGTCTTCAAAAAAACTTGCCTTCGCAAGAAAAGAAAAACCTGAGAAAATTCTAATCATTGCCAACAAATTGGATACATCAGTTGAAATGGCAAATAAAATCCGTGGGTTCATTGAACAATGGCCAGCTTGGGTTGGAATAGGATTTTCAGCCGAAAAAAATTCACAAAGACATTTTAAATTAAATAATGGATGTGAGGTAAAAGCTGTTGCCACATCAAAAGATGCACTTAGAGGTTATACCCCTACCATACTTATATTTGATGAAGCGGCGTTTATCGAGGCTGATGGAGATTTCTGGTCAGCTTGTATGGCATCACTTTCTACAGGTGGTAAAGTGATTGTTGTATCTACTCCAAACGGATACGATCCGATTTATTATGAAATTTACGATCAAGCCCTACGTGGCATGAATGATTTCAAAATATCGGAAATGTTTTGGTATCGAGATCCAAGATATACAAAGGATCTTTATATGGTAAAAACTTCGGACTTAGTTCATTTTTTACTTAATAGAGAAGATTATTCTCAAGACACCGTGATTGAGTTAAACGTGGATAACCCATATGAAAGAGACCACGACATAGTCCAAGATTACATAGAGAAAGGATATAAGCCTTGTTCTTCATGGTTCGAAGGGATGGTGAAGAAACTAAAGTACGATAGACGAAAAGTTGCTCAAGAATTGGAATGTAATTTCTTGGGATCAGGTGATAACGTATTTGATTCTGATTTAATGCAAAATATTGCAAAAAATCAAGTTAGAGATCCCCAAGCTAAATTGATGGGAAGTGCTCTTTGGATATTCAAGGAACCTGAAAACGGTCATAAGTACGTTATGGGTGTTGACGTTTCTCGTGGTGACTCTGAGGATTTTTCATCAATACAAATTATTGATTTTGATGAAAGAGAACAGGTATTGGAGTATGTCGGTAAAGTTCCGCCAGATGTTTTAGCCGAAATCGCATATAAGTGGGGAACCATGTATAATGCCTTCTGTGTGATTGACATTACAGGGGGTATGGGGGTGTCTACAGCTCGCAAACTACAAGAGCTACAGTATCAGGGTGGATTGTATGTTGATGGTGTTGACGCTAGTAATAAATGGAAATGGGACCCTAAGATAAATGACAAAATCCCTGGTATAAATTTTAACACGAAACGAGTTCAGATAATTGCAGCTTTTGAAGAAGCGGTAAGACATGGATTTAAAATTTATTCAAGAAGAACTTACAACGAAATGAATACTTTCGTTTATATCAACGGAAGACCTGATCACCAAAAAGGACAACATGATGACTGTATAATGGGATTATCTATGGCAATTTATGTTGCCGAAAAATCTTTTCAGTCATTGACCAAAGTTGTAAACCATACAAAAGCAATGTTGAATTCGTGGGCAACTGTCATGAATGAAAACAAAAATACATCCGACTTTTTCAACCCAATGGTACCACAAATGGGTAGAGATCCAAGATTAAATAACAACGGGGCATCCAAAGCGGATTATCAAAAATATGGATGGTTATTTGGAGCCTAATAACTATTTATATTATCAGGGTAAATAGTAAAATTACGTATGGCAGATCAAAACATGACAGTTTGGCAAAGATTGTCACAAACCTTTGGACCGAATTCACTTCTCAATCAGGATTATCCTACTTTCAAGTTCGATAAAAAGGAACTTTTACGGACAACAAGTAGACAAGAATACGAGACAGAAAAACTTCAAGCTCAACAAACTTATTATATTGCCAATCAGTGGGCAAAAGTAGAAAACAATTTATATTCTCAAGCAATCTATTATGAACCAACAAGACTGTCGGCTCAATATGATTATGAGTCAATGGAATATACTCCAGAGATTTCGGCAGCTTTGGACATCTACGCTGAAGAATGTACCACAACAAATGAAGATGGCTTTATTTTACAAATCTATTCTGAGTCCAAAAGGATTAAAGGGGTTTTAGCCGATCTTTTTAATAACGCTTTGGATATCAACACCAACCTACCAATGTGGACACGAAACACATGTAAGTATGGTGATAACTTCGTTTATTTGAAACTGGACCCTGAAAAAGGGGTTGTTGGATGTCAACAACTTCCAACCATTGAAATCGAAAGACATGAGGTTGGCGCAAGTGGAAAAATTTCTGTAGACGTTAAAAACGAAGTCGATAAAGACAGAAAAGCTCTCCATTTTACTTGGAAAAACAAAAACATGGAATTCCAATCTTGGGAAATTGCTCACTTCAGATTATTGGGTGATGACAGAAAATTACCTTACGGAACTTCAATGTTGGAAAAAGCAAGACGTATTTGGAAACAGT